GCCCTCCCGCTTCACGCCAGATACGGCAAAAGTGGTAATCCTCGGAGAGCAGACGATTAGTGCCTGGCTCAATGGAAGTGGTAAAGAACTCTTTGATCGGCTCAGACTGTTGCATCTTGCCACCTAGATCAACCACATCATTGGAGTAGCTGGGTACTGATTCTCCGAGCTTGCCAAAGACCTCACGCTTAATCAGCATAAAGCCTGTACCGCCATTGAATATCTCGACTGGCACATTGACTGGTACAGTCACCTCGCCCACATAATTGACTAGGTTCACAACAAAGCTACCCGTATGGCTTTTAAGCTGATCGAATGGCACACCCCGATCCATGGCTGCCTTGACCGAGTGCCAGTTAATCTCCTTCTTCGGATAGATTCCACAGAGTATGTCCTTATCAGCTCGGATCATGTGGATTACATCCTCGGCTCGAAACTTAATGTCCGAATCAATGAACATTAAATGCGAACAATCCGTCTTTAAAAAGGTATGAGTTAATGAGTTCCTAGCTCTAGTGATTAGGCTTTCATTAAACATAAAGCTAAACTCTGCATCCACGCCATTAGCCTGGCAAGTGGTGAGTAATTGAATGATTGACTGGGTATAAAAACCAGCGCACATCCCACCATACATGGGTGTAGCTATAAAAATCTTAGGCTTCTTGTTGTTCTCTTGCATTTTTAAATTCCTCAATGGGTGTTAATTGTTCGGGTGTCATCACATGGTGATCGCCATAACCTAAGTTTTTAATTTGACTGTGCTTAACAAAGTCATCCCGTGTGACTGCGCCTACAATCTCCACAATAAAATCCTTGTGGTAGCGCACTAGAATGGCTGCATCGGCTTTGAAGTTAGAGAGCTTGGTAAACAATAAGAACTTAGCCCGTGTGGTCTTAACATCGACCTTTAGACCTCGATATTCAAAATCGTATCCCTTGTCACCCCCCACATAATTTTCGGTATTTACGGGTAAATCCAAATATTTGCTGACCGCCCACTCGCCCGTTAGTCCTTCTCTGGCAACGGCAAAGTTATCCCGCACTCGGTCAACCCGCTTATAGTTGATAAGCCCATGATCCCGCTTGAACTTACAGCGCTCTGCGGCTGCCCAAGCAATCTCATAAGTATCTAGGCTGGATAAGAAGTAGATCATGTTCTAGCAATAATCCAATTAATCAGAAAGGCAAGCAGAATCACTATAAAAATGATGAGTAGCTTGCAAACGGTATCCATGAAGCTATCGTCTTTTTGATTAAAGTCCATGGCTACCTCAATGCCATCAACGAAATGATGCACAGCAACAAAGCCAATAAGTAAGAAATCCACTTGACTTGCGCCAAGCGCTCTCGTTCCCACAAGCCTAGCACCACGCTTTGAATGAACTCGCTATCCTCATCCATGTAGTTAATCGGTGGTGGTACATACTTGCTGCCAATCTTGACCTTGCCTGTGTTGTATGGAACTGGTTTCATGGTATCTCCTTATTAGTGCCAGCTTGCTCAAAGAGATGGCTGGCGCACCTTACCTAACTATCCTTGCGGATTCTCCTCTGAGCTAGAGGGGATTACTTCAATCATTACTTGGCAGCCACCGCCTTTAATCGGCTTGCCACGCTCAATTAAGAGCTTTTGCACCTGGACATCCGAACTGAAAACGCCCGCACTCTCTAAGCTATCTAAAATTGCTTTGGCGCAGTTATCAATATCCATCAGCTTTTTATTGCGTGGTTGCAAAATAATGTGAACCATGAGTGACTGTGAACCCAATTTTGGAACTCTCCCTTGTAAACACGCTACCATTACTTCTTGGCGGAATAACTGCCCACGCTTACTAATAAACCTACGATGTCCACTCGCTATCCAATAATTATTAATGGATGGCGGGTAGGGCAAGTCCAGCTTAATCAGAATGGTACTTCACCGTCATTGGCATTGGTTTCTCTGGGGTACTGCTGGGGGTTTTGTGGCTTCCAAGTATCCTCAGACAAGCTAATTAACTGCCCTTTGGGGGTGTTCTTAGTCCAGCCAGCAATCTTGAGTGTTTGACCCGCTTTGTAGTCCTCAGAAAGCAAGAGTGTACCCTTCCAATCGGGTGCTTTCTCATGCTTTTTATCAGCGTTACCAAACAATACGCCTTTGCCCATCTGGGCGATATGTCCATTACTCATCAATCTCTCCTTATTTCAGCTATTTTGGTTAAAAACTTCGATGTTTGCGTACCACTAAATGTCTTTGTAAAGGCATCATTAGCAGATCGCAATTGGTTGTACTTCTTGGTTTTCTCTTTATCGTCATATTTGCTTGAGTTTTGGATACGACCAAAGATGTCTAAAAACCCCTCAATCCAATCCTCTAGGGATAAGTAGGTTGCATAGGGTTCTTCTTGACCTGGCACATACAGATGGAGTTTATGGACATGGGCAGCAAAGTTACCCTTGACCATAGGTGGCGCTACTTCTCCGCTATCTGCGTCAATGGTAAGCTCATCGCTTTTAATCTCTGAGAGGTTGACAGCCTTTCCCATGTCTTTGGGTTCGAAATCAGCCACTTCTTCAGGGCTGTAGAACCCTGTAACTGATCCAGGAAAGACGCTTCGTATACCTTCTGAAATGCACCTGGATCGTAGCATTGCCCTTGGGAACTTTTGCCAGCCCGAGCCTGGTTTGACCAGCCCGATCTTGCTTGCTTGTTCGATTGTCCATGTAACGGCAAGCTCTCCACCGTTGGGGTGACTAAATACGCCTGTAACTTGTTCATCTGTGTAATCCTTCCATTGAACTTTACCGCCCGCATTTTGAAACCTTGCTAGCATCGCATCGGCTTTTAATGCTGGTCTGCCTTGAATGATATGAAAATCCCGTGCTGCTGTGGCGGGGTGCATACCTTCCGCTTGTGCTACTGCCATTAGCGCTAGTACGCTATTGGTGTCCTTCATTCCGAATAAACCGCTTTTGGCGATTGCTTCTGCCATCTGCGACATATCGGTAAAACTCACAATATTGCTCATCTTATCCCCTTTCATTAGGTGTCTTTACTTCACTAAAAATCTACGGCTACCAGGCTGCTCAATCACAAACTGCTCGTAAATGTCAGGCATGGCTTGTTTAAAGAGATCACTTGAGAAGCGCTTACTGCTCTTACTACTGCGCCAGGTTACTAAGGTATCTCCTGAGATGGATACGATCTCACCCTTATCTCCCATGGTGTTGCGGATTGCTACCTCTAGGGCTTCGCTCTGATCCTCTAGCGCCTTGATGTTGGCTTTATATTGCTTGAGCTGTGCGACTGCTACCTCTACATTTTGCGTTGCAACAATCGTTTCATCGGTGCTGGTTGGATATACCAGTTTGGTTTGCTCTATGGTTTCTGCGGGTGGTAGGGTATCGGTCTTGCAATACGCCCATAACTTTGCCATACGCTGCACCAAGTCATCTTTCATGCCTTCGGTGATGTCAAACTCAATCGTTACAAATTCGTTTCCACCAAATAGAACAGCCAAAAATATACGATTGATATTATGACAAGCAGATTCGTGTATGAGCTGGGCAAGGTCAGCATCAGGAATCCGATTAGCATCGGCATCAAACTTATTACGAACTCCAGCATTATAGTTTTTAGCTTCAACAAGCACAGTACCATCTGCACTAATGAAATCAAAATGAGAACGCATCCAATTGTGTTTGGGGTGAGTGAGAGCATAGTCAGCTTCCTTTAATTCCATCTTATGTTTATCTTGAAATAAGCGCCCAATGACGGGTTGCATGATGTGACCCATCTGCACCGCTTCCACATCGGATAGGTCAGGCGCTTCTCGTTTACCTTGCTTGGTGAGTATGACATCCACAGCCCGACCATTGGCAGCCATTCGGGAATCACCAGACCACCAGGCGCTATTGCGTACTCCTGGATCAAAGTCATTGCGATTGTTTGCCATGGCTTTCCCTTTCAGTCATCATAAAATCAGCCATCTGATAGGCTTCTTGCGCTATCACAAAGTCATCAAAATTACTGCCTTCGCAATTGCCAATCATTGCTTGCATCGCTTTGGCTGCAAAGTAATCCCGTAAATCCATGCCTAGGTTCTCAAATGACTGCACATACATCTTTTCGTTATCGTCTTGCATCATCAAGGTTTTGTTGGTGGGAAATGCTTTCATCATGCACCTCTTGTAATGATATTGAGTAGTGCGATGAGATGATTAACTTGCTTACGATAGAAGTCCACTTGCTTGCGTAGATCTGCTATCTCATCTAACCCTTGTTCAACAGCTTCATCCTGGCGCTCTACTAATCCTTCAAGCGCTGTAATCCGCTTTTGTAGGGTTGTGGTTGTGTTGGTGCTACCTTTGGTTCTTGGCATAGTTATCTCCCGAATGGAATAGTGGAAAGGTCATCAAGCGCTGCATGGTCTACTTCTTCAAACCAGGTGGCATCTTGCCCGCAGCGTGTTGGTGTCATGCGATTGGTGTAAGCAAACCCGTAGATTGGTTTGCCATTGACGGGGTTGGTGTGCATATCTTTACTGCACTCATCACCGCCACGAAAGTGCATACAGCTAGTGCATAGTTTCATACATATTGTCCTCATAGTTAGGTTATCTGATTAGGTACTACAAGCGTAGATTACACCATTACTTTTTCTAATGCAACTATTTTTTTAATCATGTATGTTGTGTAAAGCATACATAGAATTCTATATAATAGAAATATAGATATATATATATATAGAAGAAAAATAGACATAGTAGTTCTAATAGAAATCGTAGAATAGATACTTCGTAGAATAGATACTTCGAGATATATACGCCTATTCTCTTTCTATCCATAGTCGTATGAGTAGAATAGACATAGTAGTTCTAATAGACATAGAGGTAGTATATACATCGGAGTTATACATCGTCTAGTAACATCTATGTATGGGGTTCTTGGGGTATCGTTGGGGTTCACGATCTCCAGGGCTTGACGGATGAGGTCCAGAATGACCCAGGCGCATGAGGTAGCGAAAAAAGAGAGCCAATCAGGTCGATAAAGCGCACACACGCCCGAGGGAACAATCAGGTGCTTTTGAGAAGTTCAAAACCACGGCTATCGCTAGTCGTGGTCAAAGTCTAGCAGCTTGATTGAAAATGGGAAATGGTTTGATGACAAGCGTTTTTTTAAAACCGATTTAAACTGGTTTTAAGGCATAAAAAAAGGGTTAGATATACTAACCCCTTAAATGAGTGAGAAAAGCGCTTAAAACAGCATTAAAAACGATAATAGAGCTATCCAGGATAGTATCGCTATCACCTTATCGATAAAACTATCGTTATAAGTAATCATTTAGTCTAATCTTCCTGGTTTATTGGTTGATAACCAGGCATTAAATGACAAGGGTTTTATCCCTTGCTTAGCTGCCCAATATTGGTATGCCTGGTATTTTTGATTAGCAAACAATCCACGATTAAATTCACAATCGCTTAAACCATGGGTTTTCATTTCAGTAAGTAAGCTCATGGTCAATTGATCCTATAACCCATGTATTTATCATCATCCAGGCGCACCAGGAATTCATGCTCATTTATGGGTAAGTATTCCCTGGCGGGTTTATCAAGGTATAGCCATGATCCTCCCTCTAATTGAACGGCGTTAGACTGGCGTTTTACTATATCCCTGGTAACCCCTATGAGCTTGCCTTGTGGATACCAGTCATGCCTAATCATGGTTAAGGCGTTACCCTCTATTAGTTTTCTTTTAATATCGGCAAAAGTTTTCATGCTGTAACTCCCTCAATTGTGCGCTCTATCAATTCCAGATCATGCTTAGATAAGTTATTTATGGCATTAGCTACAGCAGCATAAAAACCCGCTTGCGCTTCAATTTGCCCTGTCATATTGCCGTTTAATTGCTGCTCTAAGCATTTATGATCTTTTTGAAATAGGTTTTCCCAATCCGATCTAGTGATACGGGCTAAGTAAGCATTAAGTATTTTTGTATGATCCATAAAATCCCCATTAGGTTAATTAGGTTATGATTATCTAGTGATAATCCGATAAGCGCCTATTCCTAAGCGCTTACCAGGTAGCACTACTTAATCAGGTAATGAATTAAAGTAGTTTTCAGCATCTTGCAAATTGTCAAACTTTTTTAAAATGTCTAATGTTTTCCAGTTATAAATATAGTAATAATGGTTATCATTTTCGTCATAATCACTTGATAGTAGAAAATCGTCTTTTTTCATGGTTAACCCCTTTTTATGCTGCTGCCTGGTTTGAAATAGCATCTAATTCATTGATGTAATTGGCTGCTTTTTGTGCTAGCGCTGCAGCGTTAAATATTGCTTTATTATCAGCACGCAAGCATTTTAGCCAGCTACCAATATAATCAGCGTGCCTAAGATCACCCTCTATTTTGTAATCCTGGCATAGAAATGCTGCACCCATTTCCGCTACTAATTCCTCAAAGGCGTATGCTGCATCAGCAAAACGAGCTCCCTTAGTACGATCTAAACGATGTTTAGCGCCGCTCCAATGGGTGAGTTCATGCAATACAGTTGCGTAATAATGCGCTTCACCCTTGAAAGTGTTTTTATCAGGCATCCCTATAAAATCCTCTCCAGGTCTATAAAATGCCTGGCTTAATCCATGCTTGATTGTTGCGCCAGTCTTTAGAATACGATCATCTAAAGCGGGTACAGGGTTAAACACTTCGATTGTAGGCTTAGGCTGCACGAAATCGATACCCTCTACCTGGCTTGCATTAAATACGAAATAGCTTTTTAAACAATGATAGCTTTTATTCTCTACTTGCCCATTTTCAGGGTTAACGCCTTCTTTTTTAATGGGAGAGTAAAAAACTATTTGTGTGCCTTTTTCACCTTTTTTAACTAACCCGCCTAATTGCTGCCATTGTTTAAAGCTACCCCATAGCGGAGATGTATACCCGCTCATACCTAGAATTAAACGGTTTATTCCCTGGTATGGCTTATGG